GACGAGGCCACCCTACCCTTCGAGGAGCGCCTACGCAGGGAGGCCGTGCGGAATGGGCTGGAGCGTCACCCGAGGCTCAGGCGGGTGCCCGTGTTGGACGCGCATGGTCAGGAGAGCGGCACGGAACTCCTGGCCTTTTGGATGCGCCGGAACGACAACCGAAGCACCCCACTCGGAGCGGGTCAGGGGCCAAGTGCTGACCATGCCATCGAGGCGTGCTACCGCTCCCTGGCCTCCCGCTTCAAGTTCCTGTGACGCAGAAGCAAAAGGTCTGCTCCAAGTGCAGGAAGTCGAAGCCGCTGGTGGAGTTCTACAGATGCAGGGACGGCAAGCGCGGGAGGGTGTCATCGTGCCGTTCCTGTCATCGGGACTACGCCAGGAAGTCCTACACGCCTTCGGCTGTGCGCCGGATGATGGAGAAGATGGGATTCAAGATCGGCTACTCCGAGCGGGCGAGTCGCTTGGAGGAGGGGATGCGTGGGGACATCATCAAGAAGGCGCTGGCGGCATCCGGGAGGCCCTCCAGGGCCAAGCCGGGCCACGGTAAGCCGCGTCCGGGATGGGAACTTCGCATCATGGCCTTGAGGCTTGAGGAAAGACGGAACACCGAGCGCCTCCGGGACTTCGGAGAAGCCGACACGGAGCGCCGTGCGCGTGAGAACAGGCAGGGAGTGGTAGAGCAGGTGGAGTTCAGGCAGAGGCTCAAGGACATCGAGGAGCGAGGGATGCTTGAACTGCCTATCCAGAAGCCGAAGCGAAAGCGCCATAATGCCTTGATGGATTGGAAGTAAGGCGTGCCGAACATCATCACCATCCCTGAATCCGTGCCTATAAAGCCGATCCCGTTGACTTCCAACAGGTCGGGGAGGCAGAGGCGGCTCAAGCGGCAGAGGATCGCCTTCCAGATGGTCGTGAAGGGGGCGACCTACTACGACATTTCGATTGCCCTTCGAGTCCATTGGGGCATCAAGGTCAGCCAGACCACGGTATTCAAGGACGTCCAGGACTTCATGGATCGGCATGAGAAGTACATCCTCAAGGACGCCCGGAAGTGGGTGAGGTTGGAGATGGCCCGGCTGGACAGGATGCTGTTCATCCTGGAGCCGAAGATCGTGGAGGGTGACATCAAGGCGATAGATTGCGCTCTGAGGATCATGGAGCGACGGGCGAAGTATCTTGGCTTGGATGCTCCTGAGAAGTTGGCGCTGACCGGCCCGACAGGGCAGGAGGTTTTCCGTGGGGGAAGCGTTCAATCAGAAATCCGCATTCTCATCGCGGAAATCGGACCCCTTGCAGGAAGCGTTGAAGGTCAGGCGCTTGAAATCTCTGCTCAGGACCCCGGAAGGATTCCAGTTTCTCTACCGGAACGATCCGGCGAAGTTCGTGAGGAACTGCATCCTGTGGGGTCCGGGGGAGGGGCCGACGCCATACCAGGAAGCGTTCCTCCAGCAGATGGTCAAGAGCAAGCGGGGGGCGATCCGGGGGCCGCACGGCCTGGGTAAGACCGCGCTCTCGTCGTGGATCATCTTATGGTTCGCGCTGACCCGTGACGGGCAGGACTGGAAGGTTGTGACGACGGCGGGGGCATGGCGGCAGTTGGTGAGGTTCACTTGGCCCGAGGTCCACAAGTGGGCCAGGAGGCTCCGGTGGGACGTCATCGGACGGCCACCGATGGATAACCGGACGGAACTGCTCTCGACCTCCATCAACCTCAAGACGGGCAACGCCTTCGCGGTGGCGTCCGATCAGCCAGCGCTCATCGAGGGAGCCCATGCGAGCCACCTGCTCTACCTGTTCGACGAGGCCAAGAGCATCCCGGCCTCTACCTGGGACGCCGTGGAGGGAGCCTTCGCGTCTGAGGGGGAGTGCTACGCCGTCGCCATGTCCACTCCGGGGGAACCCTCGGGACGTTTCTACGACATCCACGCGAGGAGGCCGGGCTATGAGGATTGGTCCGTTCACCATGTCAGCGTGGAAGATGCCGTCAGGTCGAAGCGCGTGAGCGCCGAATGGGTCGAGCAGAGGAAGCGCCAATGGGGTGAACGCTCGGCCCTGTACCAGAACCGAGTCCTCGGGAACTTCGCCTCGGGCCTTGGGGATGGGATCATGGCCCTGACTTGGGTGGAGGCTTCGAATGCCCGGTGGCAAGAAATCACGGACGCGGGCAAGGAAATGAAGATCACTCACTTCGGGGTGGACGTCGCTGACCAGGGCGACGACGATACGGTGATCGCGGTGCGGTGCGGCAAGGTCGTCAAGGAGATTCGACGGCACCACGGGCTGGACACGATGGAGACTACCGGCATCGTGGCCGGGCTCCTCAAGGCCAACCCTGGCTCGGTGGCTGTGGTGGACGTTATCGGGATCGGAGCCGGAGTCGTGGCGCGGCTCAGAGAGCAGGGGCTTGAGGTCGAGCCATTCAACGCCTCGGAGCGCACGGACGTCACGGACAGGTCCGGTGAGATGGGCTTCCTGAACCAGCGGAGCGCGGGCTGGTGGTGCCTCCGGGAACTGCTGGACCCGAGCAACTCGGAGAACATCTCCCTGCCCCCCGACGACTACCTGACCGGGGACCTGACAGCCCCCAGGTCCAAGACGTCCTCGACAGGGAAAATCCAGATCGAGAGTAAGGACGAAATCAGGAAGCGCATCGGGCGCTCCACGGACGCCGGGGACGCGGTGATGATGGCCTTCGCGGCAGACGCCATGATGGCAGACGTTGGGGTATCGTTCATCTAATTTGCAGAAAGTTGTTGACCCCGCAGATAGATATGCTTGATTCCCGCGTGTCAGGCGGGGGGCGCAAGCCTTGGCGGTCAAGAAGCGGGTGGGAATCCGGCCCGTAGGTCAGCCTCTCGAAAAGGCTCAGGCCCTCGTCACCAAGGACTTCAACGGCGACCCCAACTTCTTCCAGAGCATCCGGCTCCAGTTGGGGATCAACCCGCTGGACAAGCCCTATGCACAGCACCCGTATCTCTACGCGGCCATCAACGCCATCGCGTGCAACATCGCGGGCGTGCCCTTCGAGATTCAGAGCGGAACTAGGAAGAACCCCGCCACCGTGGAATCCGGGCCGTGGGTGGACCTGTTCGACGCGCCGAACCCCCTGCTCTCCAGGTACCAGTTGTGGGAGTCCACGATGATCCACCTGAGCCTGGGCGGGGAGTGCCTGTGGGTGCTGGAGGGCAAGGGCGCGGAGCGCCAAGAGAACGAGGTCCCCACCGAGATTTGGCCTCACTCGGGCCACGCCTTCAAGCCTCGGCTCAAGAACGGAATGGTGATGGGCTGGAACTACAACAGCCCGTCCGGGGTCGTCAAGGAACTGGAAGCCTCTCAGGTGATCCAGTTCAAGTACTTCAACCCCTACGACCCCTTGCGCGGGCTCTCCCCCCTGGACCCCGCCCGTATGGCGGTGCGGCAGGACCACAAGGCCAGCGTGTTCAACGAGGCGTTCTTCGACAACGGCTGTGACGTCGGCGGCATCCTCACCAGCCCGAAGCCTTTGAGTCCCGAGAAGGAAGGAAACATCAGGACGCAGTTGGAGGAGCGCCATCAGGGCTCGAAGAAGCGCGGACGGCTCATGGTCCTGCATGGCGGGATGGAGTACACGCAGAACGAAATCACGCATCGGGACATGGAGTTCATCGAGCAGAGGAAGTGGACCCGCGACGAAATCCTCGCGGTCTACAAGGTTCCGAAGGCCGAGGTTTCCATCTACGAGGATCTGAACTTCGCCACCGCTCTTTCCCAGGACCGGGGCTTCTGGCAGAAAACCCTGATCCCGAAGATGCGCTACATTGAGGACGTCCTCTACCATCGTCTGTTCAAGAGCGTGCAGGGCGGGGCTCAATGGGGGATGTTCGACCTCGGCGTGGTCGAGGCGCTACAGTCTGACTTCGCGGACAAGACCAAGACCGCGGAAACGCTGTGGCGCATGGGCTACCCGGTGAACGTCATCAACGAGCGTCTGCAACTCGGGCTTCCGAAGGTTGCCTGGGGCGATGAGGCGTTGGTCAACAGCACGCAGACCACGGCCTCCGCGTTGGTAGAGGGGGCAGGCGAACCTCAAGATGGCGGGGGCGGTTCCGGGGAGCCGGGGACGCCCCCCGCTCCCGTGGGTACGGGCAAGACCGCCCCCGCGGTGGCGAAGCAGGACAGGGCACAGGACCCGGCCATGACGGCGCTGTGGGAGGAATACATCGGAAAGGTGTTTGCGCCCCGTGAGCGTGAGTTCATGGTGAAGTTACGGGTCTACTTCGGGGCGCAGAAGCGCGACGTCCTGAACCGCCTTGCCCGTGTCGCGGCTGAATCCAAGTCCGTGACCAAGGACATCACCCCATCGCAGATCGAGGAAATCCTGTTCGTCCGCGAGGAGTGGGACGCGAGCCTTAAGGCTTCGCTCAGGCCCACCTACAAGCGCACGACTCAGGCCAGCATCGCCCAACTGAGGGGCGAACTTGGGAGCGCCCTGCCCAATACCTTCAACGCCCTGGACCCCAACGTGCTGGAGTTCCTGCGGCAGAAGGAAATCACGGTCACGGGCATCAACGAAACGACCACGGACAAACTGAGGCAGACCTTGTTCGACGGGATCAAGGAAGGCGAGACTGTCAACGGCCTACAGGACCGCATCAAGAACGTCTACAACCTCGCCGCTGGTGATGCCCGTAGGCTGACCATCGCCCGCACGGAAACCGCCCAGGTCTTGAGCGGAGTTCGGAGCATGGCCTTCGAGGAGGCCGGGATCGAGAAGCAGAAGTGGGTGACGGCCAAGGACGAGGCCGTGCGTCCTTCGCATCTTGAGCAGGACGGGTTCGTGCGGGATGTAGGGGACGCCTTCCCCAACGGCCTGACGCACCCGAGCGAGATGGGTGCGCCTCCCGAGGAAATAATTAACTGTCGTTGCGTGGCAATCGCTGTCCCCAAAGAAACCCCTGTCACCGAGTAGGAGGATTCATGGACGTTAAGGAACTGCTCACTCTCTATGCCAAGGATTCTTCCACCAGCCCGGCCACCTTCGGGGACCAGGAGGGGCTCAGGAAGTTCATGGAGTGCGAGGTCAAGGCCGTGGACGAGGAGAGCCGCGTGGTCGAGTTCGTGGGCTCTGACGAAACGGTTGACCGCTCCGGGGATGTCGTGAGCGTGGAGGGGTGGGACCTGGAGCAGTTCAAGAAGAACCCCGTCATCCTGTTCGGCCACCGCTACGGAGAGCCTCCCGTGGGCAAGGCGCTGGACGTCTACAAGGAGAACGGGCGGCTCAAGTTCAAAGTGCAGTTCGCCAGCGCGGAGGAGTACCCCTTCGCGGATACCGTCTATCGGCTGGTGAAGGGTGGCTACATCAAGGCCACCAGCGTCGGGTTCATCCCGAAGGCGTGGGAGGACTACGGCGTGCAGGAGGGTGAGGAGGCCGGGATGCGGAAGCCCCGCCGTCGCTACACGAAGCAGGAACTTCTGGAACTCTCCGTCGTGTCCGTGCCCGCGAACCCCAACGCGCTCATCGCCCCGAAGTCGGTTGAGGAGGCTGTGGCGAAGGGGATTATCACGATGGAGGAAGCCATCGGGATCAAGAAGGAAGAACCTGCCCCTGCCCCCCCCGAAGATGTGGACGCCTACTTGATCGGGGAGAAGGCAATCGGGGAGGTCAAGGCCCTGCTGGTCGAGTTCAAGGCCAGCCAGGACGAGATTCTGAAACTGCTCCGCGAACTCCTGACCGTGGGCGAGCCTGACCAGCAGAGGCTTGAGGCACCGGGCGCAAGCCCCAAAGGTGACTCCAGCGGCCTCTACGCGGGTCTGCTCGACAAGGCCAAGGGATTCGAGGAGAAGGTGAAGGGTGTTGTGGCAACCATCAAGAAGGAGGATTAAGCATGGAGCCGAAGGACATGGAGAAGGCGCTCGAATCCGCTACGGCGGGCATCGGGCTGATTGGTGAGGGCGTCAAGGCCCTGGCCGCTCGCGTCGAAGCCGTGGAGAAGGCTGGCAAGTCCCGCATCACCGATGTCGAGAGCCGCAAGAAGGGCTCCGATCTGAGCGTGGTTCGGTTCGCCAAGGCCGCTCTGACGAAGAACTTGGAGCATCTTTCGGACGCCGAGAAAGCCGTCTGCAAGACGCTGACCTCCGATACCGACAGCCTGGGCGGGTACACCGTCCCGGTTGAGCAGATGACCGAATGGGTTGAGTTCCTGCGGGCCAACACCGTCGTCCGTGAGGCGGGCGCTCGCGTCATTTCCGGGCTGTCCGGTTCGCCTGTGACCTTCCCGAAGCAGACGGGGGCCGCTACGGCGTCCTTCATCGGCCAGGGAACCGCCATCAGCGGTACGGATCAGGCTCTCGGTCAGATCAGCATGACCCCGAAACAGGCTTCCGCGATGACCAAGATTCAGCGGCGGCTGATGAACCTGTCCAACCCGAGCATCGAGGCGATGGTCCGCGAGGACCTCGCCGCGCAGATCGCCCGCAGGATCGACCTGTCGGCGCTCGTCGGGCTTGGTGGGGCAAACGAGCCCCTGGGTGTGCGGAACACGCCGGGGATCAGCACCTTCGCCCCCACGGGCGCGGGCAACAACATCGCCGCGGAGGACTTCTACACGGCGATCCAGAAGTTGGAGAGCGCCAACGCCTTCGGCGGAAGCATGGCGTTCATCATGGACCCGCTCAACCTGAGCAAGACCCGCAAACTCCGCTCCGATTCCGGGGCGGGCGCTGGCACCGGGGACTTCTTGCTCCAACCGATGGACCGCCAGTTGGCGGGAGCGGCGGCAGGGACCATCCTCGGCTTCCCGGTCTACAGCACCACCCAGTTGCCCTTCGTCACGGGCACCCGCAAGGACATCTACTTCGGGAACTGGAACGACCTGCTCATCGGTGAGTGGGGCGGTCTGGACATCCTGGCCTCTGCCGAGGCTGGCGATGCGAATGGTTCTGCCTTCACGCAGAATCAGGTCTGGATCAGGGCCATTCAGGAAGTGGACGTCGCCGTGAGGCACGGCGAGTCCTTCGCGGTCATCACCGCCGTCGAAACGGTCTAGTAGGGACCGCGACGTAGAGGCAGAGTCGAAACCGTAAGGGGAGCCTCGGGAAACCGGGGCTCCCCTGAACAACAAGGAGAACGAGGTCATGCAGAACACGGCTCATCAGATGGAGAAGGGGGTGCGGTGGATCAAGGCCGACGCCCACGGGGTCGGTGTGGTCAATGGCACGGGAGTTCTGTGCCAGGGATTCGAGGAAGCCCTGTTCGTCGTCAGCGTGGACGACGTTGGGGCGGCGGGGACCCTGGACTTCAAGGTGCAGTCCTCCCCCGACAACTCGGTGTGGACCGACATCAGCGGGGCGGCGATCAGTCAGAAGTTGGCGGCTGGTCTGTTCGTGGCTCGGGTTCAGGCTTCCAAACAGCCGATCTACCTCCGCGGCGTCCTGACCATCGGTGTCAACGCGGTGGATGCGGCGGTTCTCGGAGGGCTCTCCGGGTACAAGTACCCGCCCGTGTCGCAGACCGCGACCACGGAGTTCTCGGTCTAGGTCAGGTCAAAGCAGGGGGAGGGGGCAATCGGGCTCCCTCCCCCATTCAAGGGGCAAGAAGCATGATGGTCAAGGTGACAGGAGTGATGCCGAGGCGGGACGGGAGCCTCGCTATGTAC